GTCTGGCTGGCACACCATTGCACTGGTAACCTGGTGCACTGCGCTTACGTGGTTAGTTGATTCAGCTGCGTAAGTAGAACAGGAGTGGTTGAAATGTACCACCTAAACACATCTCTGTGGATGACGTTTCATTAGAGACTGAAGTCAGAGTGTGTTAGACATGGTGAAGGTCTAGAACCTGCGTACTGAAATCCTGTATTTCTTAAGTGGTCTGCCAAACCACACGTCAAAGCTTTGACCGGACTGACGGCAACCTGTCAGCACGCTCGCATATGGGTAGTTAAGTCGCTTGTATGTGTTGATAGATCAATGGTTGTGTGTACCGCTATGCGAGGGTTTCGAACCCGTGTACAGATTGATCTAGCCGAAACGGCGATGCTCTTTGCCATCCTACTTGACTGTGTGATGGTACTCTTCTACACACGGTCGTGGTTGGCTGGAGATAATGGACGATGTCCTATCCTACAACAACACCGGTTGTAATACATTAAGTATGTATTAACAAGAGCATCGGATGACGCGCCCACCTGTATTCCGGTGGGAGGCCACTTGGAGGAGTAAAATAGGACTGCGGAGCTGGGTATCCGCTTTAACCTAGGCCGGGGGCAGGTAACCCCCTGATGTGTGACATTAGCACATCAACCCTTGCCACATCACAAAAAGATGTTGGCCTAGCCGGGGTCGCGTTAGCCATCTGGGAATTAGGGGATGTACCTTGTGAGTCCTTGTCCTGGATGTGAAGTTTGGATTGTTAATAAGGAATTAATGGGCTAATTCCTGTGTTCGAGGTGGAGTCCGCGATGTAATTTCGCGTCCGGTATGCATGTAGTCCTGTAGGCACCATTCAACTGCATACCTTCTGCGCAGCCCCGCACCTTAGGGAAATGGGTGGGACCCGCAGAAATAAAGGGGTGTATGGTATATATAATAATGGTTAAGTGACCATACACTGAGTGCTTCTTGCGCTAGAGATCTCTAAACAAGATCAAAGACGTTTACGAGATAGGGGTAATTCCGGTCTCTGGTTTGATGTTAAGAACCTAAATATACTGGTTAGTTTGAGCCACTTTCTAGTAGGCCATTAAAACGGTTTAAATTGGACTCGCCACTTTTAATTATTCGAACAAACCCAAACATTGCCTGTCTTCAAAGACAGTTCGTCGTACTGCCATTCAAAAGGCAGTACCGGTTTACCGTGGTATCAATGCCACTGTGAACACAAACGTTGGTACTTCTCCTTCCAGTACCAACTGGTTGCCGTGTACAACCGCAGCGAATTTCTCTGCTGCTTTCCCACTAACTACTAATAGTTGGTTTTACACACCTTCCCAATTTGGTGCCACTGTTAACACCCAGATGACACCTGAGGACCATTATGTGGTCATTGGGGCTAAGCCTGACACTACATGGAAAGAGGCTCCACTATCCGATGGCACCACCATCGACCATCCTGGTGTCGGCTCTGGGCAGATCGCACTGCCCTCGTGTGACCCTTTGGATCCATACGTCTTCCTAGCTGGAATTCCAAGTGGATACGGGTATGGTAACTTGATTACCTACTCTACTGGGACATACCCTAGCACTGAGTACTTCCGTGCTAGATTTCTTGACCAAGGTTTTGCGTATTCAACCTTGTGTACGTTGAGTGGTAGCACTATCATCTCTGAGAGCACCAGAACTTATTATTCTGTTCCATCGCAGCAGATTGGACTTGGACGACTCCTGTACTTTTACGTGATTAACAATGGAGGCTTCACTGGTTCTAGCGCCAACTGTTATCTATGGGTTAATAACCAGGATAATGATGATTGGATCTTGCGTGGTGATACATCAAGTGCGCAGGTTCAGATTAGCGGATTTCGCATTGTTAATCCGCAAGATTTGTTCTGGAGTGCTGAGGCTACTAGTGCCGTCAAGGGTGTCTGGGATAACTTCATGGACAGCACTACTGACAATAGTTTCCGCACGAGTCGGACCAAGGCCGGTATCTTGTGCATGTCGGGTGAAACGTATGACGCTTTCTCGCCCTACTATTTCATCCACTGCGGTACTATTCCTGGAGGCGTGTCCACCACGTTCTCAACCAGTAGTGCCTATTGGATGTTTTACAAGTGGCTCGAGGCACTTTATTCCATACTTCCTGCTATGGGATTTGAGTTTTACGTCTCCTTTGAGGATTCTATCGGTTGTGTTGACTTCCATATCGTCGAGCTTTTTGCCTCAACTAAGCGTGACGTTGTTAAAGTGTTCAAATGTGCATCGCAGTTGAACGGTAACAATGGTGAGGTGACTAACACCGACGATATGCCTCCTAAGAAGCAAAAGACCACCCAGAAACCACCGAAGAAGAAGGGTGGAGGAAAGAAGAAGGGCAATAAGAAGCCCGTCCTCCAGCAAGGTTTAGTGGTACAGAAGGCACCAGCACAGAAAATTCCTCACACCGTGAAGATGTCACGTTGTTGCCGCACCTTCCTCAAAGCAGCCGTCGACCCATTCAACTGCACTGGTATGGATGTCTTCCTCCCAGTGGGACAGGCTATTGGATCTCAGCGCGTGCAGGCTTTCATGCGTGTGCTGGTTACTATCGGCACTGCTGGAGTAGGGTTCATTGGAGTGGTACCTACAGTATCATCAGGCTCCAATTGTATTTGGTACACAAACGCATCATATGCCGGTACCACATTCGTGCCTTACACTGATGTAGCTTCGCCTATTCTGTCCACTGGTGTTGTGGCTAGCACTCTCAGCAACTTGCCCTATGGTCAGTCGGTTATCTGGCCTAGCGATGCTGGTGAGTCATACGGGACGGCCCCACTCAATTGCAACTGTGTTGCATGGGGTTTATCCGTCATGAATGCTTCTGCTGAGGTCAACTTGGGGGGAACGATTACTGCGTACTCTGATCCTACACGCACTTCATTGTATGGTGCCAGTCAGGCTGACATATCGACTTTCGCAGCTGCTCAAGTGGTGCTTGGCAGCCGACAACGGGTATACCTCACTATGTACCCTTTGGAGGAGAACGAGTTCGAATTCTCCCCAGATGCTCGCAACCAGAGTGGTGGTACTGTCAACATAATGTACCCCCAAACTGTGACGTTGGGA